AACGTCGCCAGCTTCAAGTCACAGTGGAAAAAGAAAGGCTTATGGGGTAAGACCAATATAGCTGACCTCGGCCTGCCTGTTCCGAACTTGAAGCTCAGCCAGATGGGCAACTTCTCTAAGAAAGGTTTAATCGAAGCGGAGAAGCTGTTTGCCAATGGCGCGACACACCAACAGGTCAATGACTTCTTCGAAAAATACTTTGGCACATGGGATCCTTTCAAAGGCAAGGATCTTATGTACCTCGCTGAGTACAACGCCAAGACAGCTAAGTTTTCAAATCTAGCTGGCGCAGAGGCAGTCAGTAAAGCGAAGAAAGCCTCGGTGCAGATACCTAAGGTGGACATGACGCCTATTCGTCAGGCAACTTCTCCAAATGATGGTTGGCCTCCACCGCCACGCTTCTCAGAGTCGCAGCAAGCTGCTGCGTTCGAACAGTACTCTGGGCGCTCAGTCAACAGCGCAAAGAACAGGGAGGTTAACAGGGTGCTACAGCGGGAAGGCAAAGAACAGCTTACAGATGTTGAGCACTCTGTACTGCGCGAATACACCGGCAGCTTTTATGGGCAAGTAAATCGGGATCTTCGCAAAGGTAACTACGCCGACAACATTAACCTGCAGGCTATTGTGGATGCAGGCCAGTCTGGGCTTCGCAAGATGTTCAATGGCAGTTATCGCTACCAAGGCACCGTGAATCGTGGCACGACCCTAGAAGCCGGGAGCTTTGACATGTTCAAAAAGATGTACGTCAAAGGCGCAGTGATTGAGGAGCACGGCTTCTTGTCAACCAGTACAGAAAAAGGTTTTGGCGGTCGGATACGATTCAAGATCGAGTCCAAGACAGGTGTGAAAGTGCGCGAACTGTCTAAGGCTCCCGGCGAGAACGAAGTGCTGTTCATGCCTGGAGTGAGGTTCCGCATCGACGATGTGGTAGAAGACACTGCAAAGAAGACCACCACAGTGACCATGACAGAGATATTCCCATAAGGGGTTACTTACCCCCTCAAATATCAGAGAATGCGCCCTATGAGCAATTCAGAGCTTTCTAAGAACCGTCTCGCACCAAGCGGGATATACGGTCAGAACCATATCGACACAGGCAATGTGGCGGTCAACATGTTCAAGGATCCAGACGCTGGAAACAAGTGGCGCATCAAGGTCAGCGTGTTCGGCAAGCCTGACATCCACAACATGCGCGCTGGCGCCAGCATGGTGCTCGCGCCTGAGTCAGCGCAGAATGGCAAGCAGCTGCGTGACAACGTTGGACGCGCTGCTGCACTCCTGGCGAAGAATGTCGAGAAGCGTATAGCCGGCAAGTTCGATGCCTGCGTAGATGAGACTGACGCCTACAAAGGCGCGGTGGAAATGCTCAACGAATGCCTGGTTGAGATGCGTGCACGGGGTGAAGCATGACAGATGAAGATATTCTGCGCACTCAGCGCTGGAAAGAAAAGACTGACTTTGTTCCTGGCTTGGTTCCTGGCGTCACAGATGTTCCCGAGCTGCGCTTCCAGGTTCTCCAAGGCAAAGTGTACACGCTGCAGGTCTGGGCAAGCGGATCGACCGCGCGCGGAGAAATGACCTTGGACGACTTAGCCCGCCAGTTTGGTAAGCCTATCGTCAAAGAGGGGTGGTACGACCACCTTGGCAAGTACCTCGGCAACGACGCAGGCCTAGAATAATGGATCCAACTTTAGCAGTCAAAGAAATCGCACCACTTGAATTCCCTAAGGGTGGAGTGCGTCTTCGCAAGGTGCCTGACCCAGTCCTTAGCCAGGTTGCTCATGAATGCCTGGAAGAAGAACTGGCTGAGATTGTTGATCTTGCCACGCTCATGTATGAAATCATGCACCACGAGAAAGGCATCGGCCTAGCAGCTAATCAGGTCGGCGTGCCCAAGCGGTTGATCGTCGGTCACGTTGGCCACCAACGCTTTGCGCTCATCAATCCTTATGTAGCCAAGATCACGGCGCAGACCTGCAAACTCCAGGAAGGCTGCTTGTCTGTTCCAGGCCAGCATATTGAAATCACACGCCCTAAGCAAGTAGTCATTCGAGGGTTGTCACTTAGCTGGGAACCTGTCAAGATCAAGGCCCGTGGGATCCTTGCTGCCTGCTTGCAGCATGAGATTGACCACCTTAACGGAATCACAATCCTGGAGAAGTAGTATGACCTTGCTTATTGGAATCGGAATCGGCCTCGTGCTTGGTTGGAATCTTTTGCCTCAGCCTGCTTGGGTCAAAGCAATCTATGACAACCTGGCTGCACGCTTCAACGGCTAGTAGCTTCAAGAAAGAATAAAGCAGTACAAAGAAAATCGTTGGGGTGATCCCTCGACGACAGGTGATCTGTCGAATTATACAGGAGAAACATTATGGAGTTCGACTTTAGCAAAAACGTGGTCGTCGATAGTATCGACAAAGTACCGGCACAGTTCCAAGGTGCCTACGTTGAAAACCCTGACACTGAAGTTGGTGGGTTCATTATCAATCCTACAGTAGCTCCCCTCGTGGAAGCAATCACTGGTCTGAATGGCGCCCTGACCAAAGCGCGCAAAGAAGCCAAAGGCACAAAAGCTCCTAACATTAGTGAGTTGCTTGCGCCGCTCGGCTTTGATTCAATTGAATCTGGCCAGGAAGTTCTGACTACGCTGAAAGAACAAATTGAAGCTGCCGGCGAAGGCAAAATCAATCTGGACAAGATGCGTGCAGACATGCAGAAAGGCTTTGACAAGCAAATTGCTGACAAAGACGTTGAGCTCGAAGGTATGAGCAAAAGTCTGCAGCGCTATCTCGTTGAGAAAGATGCTGTCAACGCTATCACTGCTGCCAAAGGCGTCAGTGACCTGCTACTGCCTCATGTACGCCAGCAAGCCAAAGTTGTTCGCGATGGCCAGGACTTTGTTGTCCGCGTTGTTGACGGTGACGGTGAAGCGCGCGGCGACGGCAAAGGGGGCTTCATGACAGTTGCTGATCTAGTCGGTGAGCTCAAGCAGTCCGACACTTTCGGGCGTGCGTTTGAGTCTGAAGCCCCACGCGGCGGCGGCACTCCTCCTAGCGGGCAACGTCAGGCTGCCCCGCTTGGCAATCAGGGTCGTGAGCTTTCATCCAACGAGAAGATTGCCCAAGGCCTGCGCAAGCGGAGCTAATGTGGTCAACGGGAAGCGCATGAGCATCATAGTCGGAATAGTCGCGGGGGTACTCGGTGCCCTCGCGTCTTATTCCGCTATGGACTTGCCCCTTCCAGCTTCCAACCACTACGTCGCGGGCGTAGAGCAATATGCCCAAGACACTCGGGAGATCATTCTCCTGGACAAGCTATTCCTACGCCAGGAAGAACTGGCACGCGCCGAGCGCGCACTGAATTCAACCCCGGACAATGATGAGCTCCAGCGTCGTGTCGATAATCTCAAACGGCAAATTGTTTTGCTGAAACGTCAAATCGCTGAACTAGGAGTACAAGATGCAAGTTAACCCACAGAACCTAAGCTGGACCGCGCCTACTGAAAACGTAGACGGTTCGACAATTGATTACGCCCTGGCATACAGCCTTGGTGTTGGTGCACCAGGCGGGCCTTACACAGATGTGGCTTCATTCCCAGGGACCTTGAATCCTGATGGTATGTATGAAGCGCCTTTGCCTGCATTGAATCTCACAGAAGATGTCCCCTACGCCGTTGTGCTGCGTGCCTTCAATACCGCTGAGCCTGATATCCTTTCTGCGTGGACCAACGAGATTGAGATCCTGTTCACGGGAAAAGTCCCAAACGCCCCAGCTGGCTTCAACGTCTTCTAACCTGGATTCGTAAATTGTTGCGGCGTTTGTTTTAAGGGGTTACAACTATGTTGGCCCCAGCTAATATCCCTATCATACTCGTGAGCGCCCATGCCACGAGTCGCAGTATCTAAAAAGTCTCCTTAGCGTGATGCGGCGGAGCGACCAGCGAGCCCTTCGCACGGGTGATCCGGCAACTCGCATCCAAACCTTTATTTGAAAATTAGTCTAGGAGACTTATCATGGCATCAGTAACACTGGCGGAATCCGCCAAACTGGCGCTCGACGAACTGGTTGCAGGCGTGATTGAAAACGTCATTACTGTAAACCGCATGTTCGAAGTGCTGCCTTTTGACGGCATCGACGGCAACGCCCTTGCATACAACCGCGAAAACGCCCTTGGCGACGTTGACACGGAAGGTGTTGGCGATACGATCGGCGCTAAAGCTGCTGCGACCTTCACCCAGGTCACAAGCAATCTCACAACCATCATCGGTGACGCCGAAGTCAACGGTCTGATTCAAGCTACTCGCTCTGGCGACGGCAACGATCAGAAAGCTGTCCAGGTCGCATCCAAAGCTAAGTCCGCTGGTCGTAAGTATCAGGATCTTCTGATTAACGGCGACAACGGTACGACTGCCACGGAATTTGACGGTCTGATTCAGCTACTTGCTGGCGCAAGTTCTGACCGCTCTATTGTGCAGGACACAGCAGCTGTTGAAACCAATGGTGGCGCACTGTCGTTCGAAAAGATGGACGAGCTGATGGATCTTATCATCGACAAAGATGGTCAGGTTGATTACTTAGCTGCTAACGCTCGCACAATCCGCGGCTACCGCGCTTTGCTGCGTGCACTTGGTGGTGCGTCAATCAATGAAGTCGTTCAGCTGCCTTCTGGTACTGAAATCCCGGCTTACTCTGGCGTTGGCATCTTCCGCAACGACTACATCCCAAGTGACCAGACAACTGGTTCACTGACGACTGGCACAACCATGTTTGCCGGTACTCTGGATGATGGTTCGCGCGAAGCTGGCATCGCAGGCCTCACAGCTATGAAAGCCTCTGGCATTCAGGTTGTTGAAGTCGGTGAGTCTGAGACCAAAGACGAGAGCATAACTCGCGTCAAGTGGTACAGCGGCCTGGCAAACTTCAGCGAGAAGGGCCTGGCCCAACTTACTGGCATTAGCTAAGCAAGCCATTGGTTTGAGCCCCCACATCTTTGGGGGCTCATTCCTTAAACAGCTTTGGACACAA